CTTTATGGCTTGTCGCCACAGCCGCCTAGCTTGAGGACTTTGCATGGTTATTAGATTTTGGATGTAGTAATCAGGGGTTGGGTATAGGATCATGCGATGTTTAAACTTCTACTAGCTCTATTAACGGATCTCTTTTGTGGTCTACCTTTAGTTTTACTGCCTTTATAATGAGCAGCATCTCTAGGATCACCTACATTGAGACCTAATTTCTTTCGGAGCTTATTAGCACCTGTTCTTAGAGCTAGACCTTTCTTTGTTTTGTTGTAAGCTTTCTGTTGAGCTTTTCTATTGCCGTTAGCGTAGTGAGTACTAGTGTTCATTTTCAGCTAATAAAATTACCTAGACTCCCAATAGACCCAATAGCTAAATCTTGATTTCTTAGCTTTTTGTATTGCGGATTAGGGGTAAATTCTTCTTTGTGTTTCTTAGCTGCTGCTTCTATTTTCTTAGAGTCTGATGTTTTAGAGTCAAAGCCAGTCATAGCTTCGCCTAACCTCCCCAGACCTTGCAAAATCTTGTTTGTTTTTTTACTTTTATTAGGTAGAAGTGAGCCAACTATCCCACCAATCTTAAGTAATCCGCCTAGTCCTCCTAGATTTCCTGCAATACCGCCTGATTTCTTTGGGTCAACCAAGCCGCCTATCAAACCTTTGCTCCAGTCATATGGGGCTGCCATTTACTCTTCCTCCATAAAGTCTAGTTTGTACTAATTGTGGATCAACTTTTGGCATGATCGTTGCCAGTTTATCTAATGGGTTACCTTCATAAGCAACACCACTAATATCATTTTTAGAAAGCCAATCAATAGCTGCTTTCATCTCCTGAGCACTAGCCTCACCAGACTCCATACGAGTGATAAGTTCTTCTGTCAGGAGGTTATGTAGGTGGTTAAATCTCTCTTCAGCTGCCTTCTTTTTTGTCATTCATTTAATGGCTTCCAATTTGAAGCGAATTGAGTTTCTATTCGGCTATTCTTGTTCAGCTTTTTCTTCTTTTTCTGCTTTTCCGGGATTTTAGGTAACAAAGCTCCCATTGAAAAGATAGGTGGAGCAGGCGTTGATTTAGCTATTGGGAATTTAGATGTCACTTAGTCTCCTTTTTAACTGGTTTAAATTTAGTGAGTAGAGTTAGAACAGTTTGAATGACCGAGTTCTCCTTTAGTGGAGACAAAGCAATTAGCTCTGAAGCTAAAGCTACAATGATCCAAAATGCTGGTTCGGATAGAAATAATAGTTCCATAATTATTCAGTGGTTTGTGTAGTTAATAAAGCGATTGGTACTATGTCATGACATAACTGCTCTACCCTTGAACCGGGTCTAAAGGTAAAGCCTTTTGTCTGTAGTTCTGCACATTTAAGTGCTCTAACTAATTCATAATCCAACCTTAGTTTCTCTTCCTGTCGCCTAGCTATAGATTTACATCTTTCTACCTGACCACCATCTAAAGGGACCATAAAACCTAACTGCATTCCCCAGTTATTACTAATTACATAGCCTTCTGGGTTATAAGGTGAGGCTTCATTACCCATATAGAATGGAGTTAATGTCATCGTACTACCGTTACAGGAGATACCACTACCGTAGACCTGTCTACTCGGTGCTCCATTATTTTGGAACTGGACAGCTTGGTTAGTGACGTTACCTGTAGCAGTACTAGAAGGTGCAGAGGTGTTATAGATATCTTCTGCAGAAGCTGGAACTACTGCGAGAAAATAGAGAGCGATGTAGTAACAGAGCTTGTTTCTATTTCTCGTTCGATTTCGATTGTTTCCACTACTCCTGCAGCTCTGGTTACAGTCTCTAGTTGAAACTGATCCCCGGCTGTATGTACTGTGTACGTTGTGTCGGTGGCTTTGATGTCTCCGCTTGGTACTACGTTGGTTCCAGACCAACTGCTGTATGCGCCTCCAAAGACTTCTGTATCTATTGTCTCTGTTACTGTCTGAGTTGTTGTCGTTGTTGCTTGCATACTTCCTTGCGTGAAGGAAGGTGTTATTGAATTTGCTTGAACTGCTGTTGGCAGTAGTAGTAAGGGTAGAATCCATAGTTTATTCACTCTTTTTTTTCTCCTTACCGTTGTTATTGTTCGGTTGTAGTCCGAATGTTGCCAAAGCTCCAGTAAAAATTGAAGCTGGGAAGGTTATATCTTTTGGTGTTTGTTGTCCCAATCCTGGGATCTCAATATAGTTTAGGGAGATAATAAAACCAGCCCACACAACTACTCCTAGACGAACAAAGGTAGATAGGATAAGAATCTGTTCTTCTTTATCATCCATCCCGTCCTTCAGTTTCTCCAGTACATTCTTCTGTTTTTCCGGTTTGGTTTCTTCCAAGTTTCTTCTGAATACGTTTTACAGCCTGCATAAATACAGGTTTAAATGCTTTAACCAGATAGTTAAAGATTGAAGTAGCTGTTAAAGTAGCAACAACAGAAACTGCAGCAGTTGTAGCTGCAGTAACTACTATCTCTTCTTTAGGAACAGGTACTTCTATATCAGTCCAAGGTATAGTTATTTTCTTTACTTCTGGAGCTGTAGGTTTCGGATCTTCTTTTACACCTTCTTCATCCTCTCCAGGAACGCCTACAGGAGGCCTTAATTCACTTGGAGGAGCTACCATAGGTTGATAGCTCGGAATGTCTGCTGTAGGGACACTGAGGATAGCCTCAGGAAGTATGGGTGGTTCAGGTATTAACTGTCCTGGTAGTTCTAAAGAAGGGAAGATTGGTGGTTCAACCACTAAGCTAGTTTAGCTTTGCCTGCAGTTACAGCTGCATCAATTGCAGTGAAGTCTTCGCTTCCCCAAATAGAGGTAGTGCCATCTACTTTCTTATAGGCTTTAATCAGCTCTAGGTGGTCTACATTACGCTTGAGTCTATCTTTCTCTTCAGCATTAAGTGAAGACTTAGCTACTTCTGCATTGATTACAGTAACGCTATCGCCAGCAGCAGAGAATACTTGTGCTACTTCTTCTGTTGTTCTTTCTTCCATGATAAATAATTGGTTAAGGGTTTTCAGTTTCTGTATCTGGATCTTCAGTTTGATCCTCTGTAGCTAAACGATCTAATTCAATTAGAGCGCCGGCCACCTGATGTAGACGGGCGATAAGTTGTTCTTTTTCTTGGAGCAGTTCTTGTGCTCTTTGGGTGTAGTCTGTCATGTTGTTTGTAGTTCTTTTACTTGAGCTGATAGCTCTTTAATTGCGTTTAACATGTGCCAGAAGAGTTCATCAGTAACAACACTTTTTACTCCGGTTGATTCAGTTTTAACGCATCCAGGACATACTGCTTCTAATTCTTGAGCAATTATACCAATTTGTGTTCCTGTTTTCTTGACGACTGCCGATTTAACAAAAGGTACTAATTCAGATCCATCAGAAATAATTTCTTCTTCTGTTTTATATTCAAAGTTCTTAACAGCAATCTGATTGATTACTGAGAGTCCTTCGTTATTATCGGTAATGTTCTTTTTAATTCTACGGTCAGAAGTTGTAGCCCATGTAGTTGTGTTGCCGCCATGATAAACACCACTGTCTGCGCTAACAAAAAATGTTCTAGTACCTTTACCTGTAGCACTGTAACCCAAAACAGTTTCATTATCTACAGTTGCAGAGGATGCTATGGCGGCATAACCTATCAGGGTGTTGTAGTCACCAGTTGTGGTGTTGTAACCTGCAGCTTTACCACATGCTGTGTTCCTTAGACCAGTAGTGCTTGCGGCGAGTGCATCATAGCCAACTGCTGCGTTGTCATAACCATTAGTGTTAGCATCTAGAGCACACCAACCTATTGCTACGTTGGCGTAACCAGTCTCATTAACGTACATAGCACTTTCACCTACCGCTGTGTTCTTATAGCCGGTAGTGTTTGCTTTAAGTGAATCTTTACCAACTGATGTGTTGGAAAAACCGGTAGTGTTCGAGAAGAGTGCACTTCTACCTACCGCTGTGTTGTAAGAAGCTGTAGTATTTGACCCAAGTGCACCAACACCACTTGCTGTATTTTCAAGTCCGGTAGTGTTTAAAGCTAGTGCGCCATAACCACTCGCTACATTCATAGTACCAGTAGTGTTAGCTTGAAGTGCATTTCTACCAACTGCTACATTGTTACCACCGGTAGTATTATTGTAGAGTGCATTATAACCAATTGCTTCGTTGTAGGAACCAGTAGTGTTTGAGTTAAGTGTTGCATATCCAAGTGCTGTGTTTTTCTCACCCCCAGTGTTTTCATAGAGTGCTTGCTGACCAAGTGCTGTGTTATGAAAACCGTCAGTGTTTGCTCTGAGTGCAAGTACCCCAACTGCTGTATTGCTATTACCGGTAGTGTTTGCTTGGAGCGCTTGATAACCAACTGCTGTGTTTTCATCAGCGGTAGTGTTTGAGTAGAGTGCTTTAAAACCAATTCCTGTGTTATAGGAAGCAGTGGTATTTACATGTAGTGAGGCATAACCAACAGCTACGTTTTCATCGCCTGTCGTATTCTGCTGAAGTGCACCATAACCAGTTGCTGTATTTTGAGCACCGGTAGTATTTGCTAAGAGTGCACTATGTCCAACTGCTGTATTATAAGCACCAGTAGTGTTGACATTAAGTGATCCTCTACCAAGTCCTGTATTGTAACTAGCAGTAGTGTTAGCAGCTAATACTTCATTACCTACTGCTACATTCTCAGCACCAGTAGTGTTTGCTACAAGTGTTTTATAACCATATGCTGTATTACCGTTAGCAGTAGTATTTGCGAAGAGTGCAGTATAACCGCTCGCTGTGTTGTATTGACCTGTAGTGTTATTGTAGAGTGCTCCATTACCACTTGCTACGTTGTAGTTCCCGGTAGTGTTTGAGAGTAGTGTACTTGCACCACATGCTGTGTTTTCAGTACCGGTAGTGTTTGCGGCGAGTGATCCTCTACCAACTCCTGTGTTGGAAGCACCAGTAGTGTTTGCGTAGAGTGATTGATATCCACTTGCTGTGTTAGAAGCGCCGGTAGTGTTAAATCGTAAAGCTTGCTTTCCTACTGCTGTATTGTTTTCAGCAGTAGTACTATCCCTTAGTGAGTAGTTACCGACTGCTACGTTACCAGAACCGGTAGTGTTTGAGAGGAGTGCATCCTTCCCAACTGCTGTATTGTCAGCACCGGTAGTAGTTAAGTTAAGTGCAGCATTACCTAGTGCTACGTTGTAGGCACCAGTAGTGTTGGCTCCTAAAGCATCCTGACCAATTGCTACATTACTAGCACCTGTTGTATTAGCATTCAGTGCATCTTTACCTACTACAGTATTACTAGCAACTCCTGCTAAACCTAAACCAACAGTCAGGCCGTTGATGGTTGCATCAGTTGTAAATGCTGGACTAGCTAAAGGTGCTTTAGCATTTAGCAGCGTCACAATATTACTATTGAGACCGTTTAGATTGCCAAAATTAGCAGCAGTTGCACCTGTACCCTTCAGATCTTCAGCAAAGATAAGGTCATCTTTATCACCAGTAAATCCGTCTAATTTATTCAGTTCAGCAGCGGTACTAGTAACAGCAACTCCACCAATCTGCAAAGCTGTACTAGCATTAATTGTAGGACCAGTTACTGTTCCTGTAAATGTAGGACTAGCAATAGGTCCATATCTAGTTTCTGAATCATTAGCAAAGTAACTAGAATAAGCATAGGTCTTACTGCTATGTGTATAGTTCAACCTAATAGTTATACCAGCAGCACCTGTAACAGTTATACCACTAAGGGTATAAGTAACACTATTAGTAGTCCAAGTGCCGTTAGCTATATTTAAAGAACTAGCTACTTCATAGTAACCATCCTCTGAAGGCTCAGTAGCCTCTAGAGCTGCTTTATCAGCTTTAGGTGTATAAAGTACAGCAGCCGCTACAGCAGCACTAGCAGCGTTAGCTGTAGTAACAGCTCCATTAGCAGTAGTAGTTGCAGCGTTCGCAGTAGTAGTTGCAGCGTTCGCTGTTGTAACTGCTGAACTAGCATTAGTAGAGGCTGTGTTAGCTGTACTTACTGCGGCACTTGCATTAGTACTAGCTGTATTAGCAGTACTAACTGCTGAGTCAGATTTAGTATTAGCACTATTTGCTGTCGTAACAGCTCCATTAGCTGTAGTAGTAGCTCCATTAGCTGTAGTTACTGCTCCATTAGCTGTAGTAGTAGCTGCATTAGCTGTAGTTACTGCACTAGCTGCTGTAGTGTTAGCTGTGTTAGATGTAGTCACTGCACTAGCTGCAGTCGTATTAGCTGTATTAGATGTTGTGTTAGCTGTATTAGCTGTAGCAACTGCTGCATCAGATTTAGTATTAGCACTATTAGCTGTCACTACAGCCGCATCAGCAATAGCATCAGCCGCATTAGCTGTAACTACAGCCGCATTAGCCGTTGTCACAGCACCTTCTGCTGTAGTAGTAGCTAATGTAGCTTCGTTTATACTCTCTTGTGTAGAGTATAGGTTCTGTGTAAAGTTATCATTTAGGTCTGATGAACGGATAGCTGAACCAGGGTAGAAGGTAGAGGTTAAACCTGAATCATCAGTAGTTCTATATACCTTAACAGCTACTCCACTAGCGGGAGCAGTATCAAGACGGATAGTAGTAGCATTGTGGAATGAATATGCAGTTGTAGCTTGTTTTGTACCGGCAACGTCAATATTAACGTCTGCCGCTTTCATATATGGGAATGTAAAAGCAAAGTCGGTGGTAGTAGCATTGCTTGTTGTATAAGAATTTTCAGTTGTTGCCATAATGCTGTTTGTTTAGCGTTTTACTGTTTTAAGTAATCTATTAATCTTCTGTTGTGATTTATCCGCTCCTCTTGTATCTCCTCTTTCTAGTTGTTCCTTCTTATATTTCTCTAGTACTCCCATTGATTTATAAGATGCATTCTCATTCTCTAGTGCTGTCCAAGCTTGTTTAAATGCTTCATTATGCATTTTATCTAGTTCATCATGGATGTAAGAATCACCAATAGAAAACTCATCTTGTGTCTTCTGTCCACGATCTCTAAGATATCTAGCTGTATAACCTTTACGTTGATCCTTTTGCATTAGGCTAATCACCTTCTGCTTTAGACCACCATATTTAGCTACCCAGTTATTGATAAAATAACGTTCATCATCAGTCAATGGTTGTCCATTTAGCTTGTTAGTTCTTAATGTATTAAGGTTATTCCAACCACTACTTAGTAACCACTGTCTCCAAGGTTCAGTACCTCCATTAGATTTAAAGAATGGTAGTACTGCATTAATTGCCGCAGTAGGTCCATCATGGTAGTTGATACGTTCACCTGTATAAACATCTAATTGATCTTTTAATTCATCATTACTATTGAATAGGAACTTACTATAGTTTCTATGGTAAGCAAGGATATCATTCTCTACATCTTTTAGTTGTGGTGTAATAGCTTTATTCAATACACTACGTGTACCAGACCAAGCAAACGGTACTAGTGGATCTGTCCATCCTGCAATGAATCTATTAATAGCAGTTTCATCTCTACTGATGATACCTACCAGTGGTGCCATACCACTTAGGAAGGTTTGATTAGTTACGTTCATGCTGACTGCATAAGCAATCTTTTGGAACCAATCTTCAGTTACTGCAGAGTCAACTCTATTAGCGTTATAGGATACATCAGCAACCATTGATAGTATCTGCTGATAAGGTTCTAAACCTTTGTAGCTATACCATTCACCATTAAGACGAATGCTATGTGGCTTCCAACCTAGACGCATCATATCTTTCTTCTCTGAAGCTTCAAACGGTCCGTTACCAGTTAGGTCTCCATTAGCAGCAAGTAATCCAACTCCCATTACAATAGAAGCTCCCATCATCTGTCTCCCTCTATATTCATTCTTCAATGTTTGAAGAGCAACATTAGGATCAGTGAAATCTTTGATGCCGTGTAGTCTTAATACTTCTAATATCTCTGGACCTGATGTTGCCTGAAATACTTTATTACCTTTACCAATAGCATCAGGTAAAGCACTTAGTGGGTTATAGGACCAAGCAACCTTTAGACCATTAACACCTGTTCTAGGGAACATGAATAGTGGTTTTATTGCAGGGTATAGCTCGATCATATTCTCCATCCTCTTAGCAGTTTCACTATCTAAGTTTAAAGCAATCTCTCTGGATGCATGTTTAGCAGCTTCATCTGTTAGCAGTCCTGTGCTATCAAATGCTTTATCATATAGTTGTTGTTGCTTTGCTTGAAAACCTGATTCAAATACATCGTCTATTACTCCACCAGTTTCTTCAAATAGCTCATCATAAGCTCTTGCTCTAGCGAAACCACTTGCCATCATTGAGTTCGTAAACCCGTCAATAGCATGAAGTGCATTAACTCCCCACCTATTAATAGATAGGTTGTTATACCAAGATGTAACTTTAGCCATATTCAATAAAGCTAAGTTGCCAGTTTTACCTTCAGCTTCCCATGTTTCAGCCATAGCTTCTACAACGTCTAGCTGGTCACTCTGTGCAAACTTAATATCATGTCTACCTCTAAGCATTGCTTGCTCAGGGTTAGCTACAGCAAAGTTCCATTCCTTAGCCATATGTTTTAGAGCACGTTGGAAGTTCTCTACAACACCACCATAAGTAAATAAAGCACGTTTATATACAGCATTAGCTGAAGTGAAATCACCAGTAGCAGCTTGGAATGCTGAACCAGCAAAGATAGATATAGGTTTATTAATTGTAAGTATACCGTTACCTAAAGCAGCTCTTACTGGTGCTAAACCATTAAGTAGGCTGTTGTAACGAATACCATGTAAACCTTGTACAACTAAACTCTTTACTTTAGGGTTTCTATTTACCAATAGTTTACCTAGGCTAACACTTTCTTCAGCCCAACGATTTAGTTTTGAGATATCAGATACGTTACCTTCAGTTAAATCATAAGCTCTAGTGATAGCTTTCCATAGTTTAGGTTCTTCTACGGATACTCTTCTTAGTTCTTTAACAAAGTCTGAAGCCTCTTGATGTGATTTAGATAAACCTTCTTCAAAGCCATCAACTAACTCCATCAGTTTATTAGCATCAAACCTCTTACCTTTAGTCATATCAAGTAAGTTACCTGTATAACCCCAAAGATATCTAACTGCTCTGGTCTCCTTAAGGACTAATCCTAAGTTACTAAGCATGTTCTCAGTTTGACGTGAAGTCTCTAATACATCTTCTAGTATTACCTTAGCTTTAGCAGCACCTGAAGCGCTATCAGCAGCTTGCTGTACCACCATTGCAGAAGCTCTAAGTTGATCAGGAGTTAGTAACTCCATCACTTGTTTGGTTGCTTCTGAATACACTAAGAAGTCTTCAGTTGGTAGAAATGAAGCACCTTT